GAGAGAATGACAACAAATGACACAGACACTAAACAGTAATCCAACAGATGCTCAAAAAATCATCGATGAGCAATTCAATCCGCGGAATGTCAGCGAATCTGCATTTCTTCAAGATTTAGTTGAAGAAGAGATGCGCGCCAAGGGATTGGATCCCATAAATAAAGATGACGTTCAAAAGTACTGGGCGTCTAGAGGTGTTAAAGTTTAATGGCAACATATACTTTTTATGATACCAAGACAGAAAAATATTTTGACATTAGCATGCCTATGTCTGAGTTAGACATCTATACTGAAAATAACAAACATCTCAATCATATCCCTTCGATAACTGCTATAGCAGACCCAACCAGATTAGGCCTTAGAAAGCCCGATGCTGGTTTTCGTGATGTTCTTAAACGTGTAAAAAAAGCCAGTGGGAGGGGTAATACTATCAACACCTTTTAGCAAATAAAGGAAACTCATGGAAAAGATCACTCGTTCAGAAAAAAGACAAAACAGACAACAAAAGAGAAACGAGCAAACACAAGTAAAGAACAACCTATTACTTAAAAATATTGGTCCTAAAACAAAGAATCAGGAGACTGTATTTCGAGACTTTTCCAGCGGTAAACACTTACTCATACACGGACTACCAGGGACAGGAAAATCATTTATTTCCCTTTACCTAGCACTAGAAGAGATACAAAAATATAAAGAGTACAAGAATGTCACGATCATCAGATCAGTGGTGCCATCAAGAGAGATGGGATTCCTTCCGGGATCAATCAAAGAAAAATCAAAAGTATACGAAGCACCCTATCAATCCATCTGCAATGAGCTATACGGCCGTGGCGATGCTTATGATATACTCAAATCAAAAAACATCATCGACTTTCAGACATCATCTTTCTTGAGAGGAATGACGTTAGATCATACGATCATCTTAGTTGATGAATGTCAGAACATGACTTACTCAGAGCTATGTACTATCATTACTCGAGCAGGAAACAATGCCAAGATCATTTTCTGTGGAGATTATAGACAGACTGATCTAAAATGGGATGATGAGAAGATTGGAATATTCCACTTTATGACCATCCTGAACAAGATGACCAAGTACTTCTCATGTATCGAATTTGAAGAACAAGACATTGTCAGATCAGGACTAGTAAAAGACTTTATTATTAAAAAAGCTCAATATGAAAACCCTAAACAAAGAATCGTGCCTGTGAATGCTGCAAACTTTACTGAAGAACAGAAAATCTTTCACTAAAAAACCTTATTACGAAGATAGTGATCATGTGCTTGGTGAACAACTAGAACAAGTTAATACAGACTCTGGCAGGTACTACAAGACCCCTGCCGGAGTCCTTTACCCTTCTGTTACAACTGTGACAGGATTGATGGGTGCTGATGCTATCAAAGAATGGAGAGCTCGTGTAGGCGAAGAAGAAGCAAACAAGATAAGCAAAAAAGCTTCGACACGAGGGACTCGTATACATCAGCTCTGTGAAGATTATATCGATGGATCAGAGATAGATCCTAAAGATTATGACTATAATGATTTCATCAACTTCACGCTGTTAAAGAAAGTCATCGATGATAATATAGATAACATCCATATGCAAGAGGTCAGGTTGTATTCTGATTATCTCAAGATGGCAGGTACTGTTGATTATGTCGCTGAGTTTAAAGGTATGCTTTCTATAATAGACTTCAAGACAGCAAAGAAACCTAAGAATCGAGAATACATCACTAACTATTTCTGTCAGGCAGCAGCATATGCTATCATGTACGAGGAACGTACAAGCATTCCTGTTAGTAAGATTATAATCATTATATCAGTAGACGATGATGAAGTGCAAATATTCGAGGATAGAAGAGATCATTATGTTACGCAATTATTAGAAGTACGTGAAAAATATAGATTGACATATAACGTATAATACACTACTATAAATACTATGCTGATGTCGTTGACATCTAATGGAATAGGCAAACTGGACGGGGGTTCGAAACCCCCCACCTCCACCATGGATACACTCTAAGTAGCAGGACAACATGTTTCGGACTGCGGGTCAGGCGAGGCTGGTGAGTGTATCTTTGATGGGGGTGAATGGGATCGACAGGTGCAATAAAGATAAGATCGAGACTGAAGCAAAAAAACTAAATGCAAGAACTGCATCTAACGACAACGTTCCTTATTCCGCAATGAAAATTGCTGCTTAAGAATTGAGTCTGGGGTATGAGCTCCACCTTATCAAACAACGGGCTCACCTAATATTTGGAGTGAACATGATATATGGGTTATATAAACTTTTTGAGGAAATGATGGCATTTACATTGAATAGGAACCCTCCTAACGAAGAAAATAAAGAACAAGAACAACCCGAACCTAATGTCAGTTTGTTCTCTAAGATTGCAAATAAGAAAGAGACTGTCAACCATCCTGAACACTACGGCGGCAAGGAAAATCCTTACGAAGCAATCAAGGTAATACGGGCCTGGGAATTGGGATTCTCGCTGGGAAATACGGTTAAATATATTGCTCGTGCAGGAAAGAAGGATTCTTCTAAAAGGATTGAAGATCTGCATAAAGCGATGTGGTATCTACAAGAAGAGATCAATAGCGAATACGAAAAACTCGCCAAGTGAACTGACACAATCAACACACAACAGGAGACTATAACATGACCAAGACACCATACGAGATCCATAACATGACCAAGACACCATACGAGATCCGCCTGGATCTATTGAATTTTGCACAGAGCCAACTTACGGGTCAGTACTATGCTGACCTAGAACGAGCTCGTGAGATCTTTGATCAGGCAGAGCGTGAGACTGTGATCTCACGGCTGGAATATCCGACTAAATCTGACATCTTGCTATTGGCAGAAGATCTCAAGAGTTTCGTTGACAATAAGTAATAGATTAGAGGAACTCAATGCAGTTAAATAACATCAAGTCATCATCAGATTTTGTGAAAGAGATAACACAGCTAGTATCAGATAAAAATATCGGATTCTTTGATGCTGTCATCTATTATTGCGAGACACATAATATCGAAGTGGAAACTGCAGCTTCGATGATCAAACAAAGCACGATATTGAAATCCAAGATCCAATATGAAGCTGAAGAACTAAATCTGATGCGAAAGACAGCGCGACTGCCGATATGAAACCATTTGAAGCCTATCAACTTTATTCAGCTGTAAAGAATCACTTCACGACTGAGTCATATGATTATTTTAAATATCATGGTAAAGTAAACGCATCAGAACATACATTTGAAACTCGTAAAGACAAATATATGTTCTACAAATTATCCAAGCATGAAGATCCTTTGACTTTTTTGGTTGCTAATTTTGCTGAAGGTAAAAAAGTATGGGTGGGAGATATGTTTGGAATAGATAAAGATTACATCTATAATGATTATTTACGCAGAAAACAGTCTCTGACTTATATCTTTCAATCGGATATCGATAATCTTTTGGAAGATTTTGATTCCAATTTTAAAGTAGATGATGGTGATTATCCCCATCTACTTAAACTTCTTACTCGTAAAAAGATAACCAAAGAAACATTCATCATCATTCAGGATTGTGTTCGTTTCTTTGGCTCTTGGAACAAGAAGATTGCAGATCCGGTTCTATGGCCAGCTATAGCCATGAACTGCAAGAAATTTAGGCCTTTCATGGAATATGAAAGGTCTAAATACTGTGACATGCTAAGAAAGAAATTTTCTTGACTTGTCATAAAACACTCTATACTATTAATAATACGATATACATCGTCATACATCATACAACGGAGAATATACATGACTATTAATTTTGAAGCACTCAAGCAGAATCGCAAGTCTTCTTTCGATAAGCTAACCACTGAACTTTCCAAGCTCAGCCAGAATCCCAATCAGGAAGGCAGCAACAAAGACGACGACAGGTTCTGGAAACCAGACGTGGACAAGGCCGGCAACGGTTATGCAGTTATTCGCTTTCTTCCGGCTCCTACAGGAGAAGATGTTCCTTTCGTACGTATCTGGGACCATGGGTTTCAGGGTGCCGGCGGTTGGTACATCGAGAAGAGCCTGACAACTATTGGCCAGGCAGATCCAGTTTCTGAATACAACTCAAAGTTGTGGAACTCTGGTGTGGAAGCCAACAAGGCCATCGTGCGCGCACAGAAGCGTCGTCTGAGCTATAGCTCGAATATATTTGTGGTCAAGGATCCCACTCGTCCTGAAAACGAAGGTAAGGTATTCCTTTACAAGTATGGCAAGAAGATCTTTGATAAGCTCAACGAAGCAATGCATCCACAGTTTGCAGATGATGTAAAGATCAATCCTTTTGATCTCTGGGAAGGTGCTAACTTCAAGTTGAAGATCCGTCAAGTAGAAGGTTATCGTAACTATGATAAGTCAGAGTTTGATAAGCCAGGTCCATTGTTTGCGGATGATGCAGATCTTGCAAAGAACATCACCAATATACATTCTTTGCAGGAACTTGTTGATATCAAGCACTTCAAGTCGTATGCTGATCTCAAGGCAAAGCTTGAAAAGGCATTGGGTGCTTCTACATCTGCCGCGGCAACTGCAGCACATCATGAAGAGGAAGATGCTTTCCAGATTCCTCAGAAATCAGCACCCATGAAGGAAGCTCCAAAAGCAGCTGCACCCTGGGATGAAGAAGATGATGATCTCAGCTTCTTTAAGAAACTTGCGTCTGAGTGAGGTTTACGGATAAGCTCCGATAAACGGATACAAAGATCTTTCTATGTGAGACATAACGGGGGCGGTTTTTGGCGCCCCCGAACTCACTCTAGGAGATATAGAAGAAGGCCTGCTGTTTGTCACTGTGTTCTTTGTGGTGTTATCTATTATGATAGGTGCAGCAGGAGCTGAAGATGATACAGCAAGATCGTTAACTCTCTTTAAGAAAGCAGGAGCAGTCATATTTTCTGTCGGCACAAGATCAGTCGCTGATACTGTCTCTGCCATGACATTGCCAAAGTTAGCACTAGCAGTACCAGCACCTGTAAATGTAGGCTGTTCTTGATTATTAAAAGTTGGTTCAGCTTCATTAAATCTCTGATCGTTTGTTAGTTCATTGACCGTATAAGCCCCTCGAGGGCTCATTTTTTTGACAGCAGTTAAGACCTCACGTTCAGCACCTCTTCCAGCTGCCATGCCACTAGTAGATTCAGCAGGTGTAAGATATTTAAGCAATGCTTCGCCGCCAGGCATTTTCTTTATCTGATCAGTTACAAATGTGCTGATCATGCCAGGAATTGCGGCGAAGAAATCTGTGATAGTCTTAAACACTTCACCTATCTTCGTGCTAATATAACCGGCAAGATCAAAACTAGCAATCTCTCCTATTTTTGCAACAAATTCAGGCCCAAAGTAATTTATTATTTTCTGTTTAAAGTCTTCAAATGCTGTTGTTATCGCACCTGTTATACTCCAGCTATTCCACCATTCGATCACGGGTGCTAATAGATTGCCAACATTTGTTTTAAAGTTTTCAAACGCCGTCGATATAACATCGACTAATGTCCAGCTATTCCACCATTCGATAACACCATTTAATAATCCGCTAACTTTAATTTTTAAACCTTCGAATGCTGTGATTATAACATCTGTTATATTCCAGCTATTCCACCATTCACTAAAACTAGCTGATGCACCAGCCATTTTCTCACCAACCCATTTTCCTATGTCAATAAAAAAATCTTTGACTGTTCCGATAAGATTCGTAAACATTTCACTAAAAGAGAATGAGTTTAATTCTTTTTCAGCATTTTCAAATCCAAATTTACCCAATACCCATGCTATAGCGCTTTTAAGCATATCTAGAGGACCAAATATTAAACTGTTAAACAATCCTGTTACAGCTCCGGCTATAGCGCCAACGATTCCTTCTTTCTCAAAACCTTCTATCATACCTTTGACTGTATCCCATACAGTCATGACAATGAATAATGGCAATGCTAATTTGCTGACTATACTGGATACGAACTTAAATACGCCAGCAAAATTATCTAAAAATCCTAGCATATTTCCTGCAACTTTTGCTACATCATCAAATATCCCGCTAAATGATTTGAATACATTTACTATATAATTAGCCGGACCCGAAATTAAACTTTTAAGCACATTAAACGCTTCGATAAAGGGTGCTGATAATCTAATTATCCCCTGGCCGAAAGCTGTAAGTATTTTAGCTAATCTAGATTCTGAACCTACGCTCTTAAAAAGATTGGATATCTTACTAAACGCCTCTTCAAATACAACACTAATATTTTGGATATTTTTTGTAAAGAGTGTTTTCAATTTTAAAAATACATCATCAAAGAATGTGCCAATAGCAGTAAATTTACCTTTGATAGATTTGATGAGCGATTCAGGCAATAGTGCCTCAGCAAAAAACTTTAGTGCTTTTAACCAACCCTGGATGATCCCATAAACAGACCCAAGAGCTGCTGCAATTATCGTACCCCATTTACCCAGGAATGATTGTTTTTCTGAATCTTCTCCCTCGTCTTTAACACCTTTACCTGCTTCTCCCGCTTTTCTGTTAGCTTCCCTTGCGGCTTCGATACGGTCTTTTGCAGCTGCAGTCAGTGATGATAATAGATCTTGAAGCAGTTCATTATTATCTTTTAGAACATTCAATATGCTTAGTAAGATGCCTGCAGATTCTTTTTCTGGATTTTTTCCTCCGCCGGGACTCGATGATCCTCTCCGGCCTCCCATCGTGACTAATCCGCCGACACCGGCAGCATCAAGGGTAGCAGCCGCAACACCACGGAGGTCCGGGACATTACCTACAGAAGCAGCAATAGTACCGCGGCTTATAACATCTGCTATATTACCCATAGTTCCGCGAGTTGATCCTCTGCCAGAAGATACCCTCTGTGTTACTCTGCTTAACCTGCCTTCTTCTTTCTCTTTGTATTCTTTTCGTTCTTCTTTTGTCTTTTTAGTAGAACGATCTACAGAAGAATCTTTCTTTTTCTCGATTTTATCAAGGATCTCAGTCTGTTTCTTTGTTTCTTCTAATTGAGCCAAAGCAACTTTAGCCTGCTCAACTGCGGCAGTCTGAGTACCTTCTTTGATAATCCTTCGAAGTATGTCTTCTGGTGTATCGTTCTTAGCCATTTTTTCTTTGTTCTTCTACTTGTTTTAGATGTTGCATCAGCT